CCGTTAGATAATTACCAATATCAGACAAAATAATTAATTTTTTCAAAGAAAGAGGTATTAATGAAGATACAATAGGGTACTATGGTGTTACTGAAGGCACAGAGTATATGCCTCAGGTACAGTCTGAGAGGGCTGTTATTCAATTTAATTACATTAGAAAGGGTAGAAGGGTTAATATAAAATTTAGAGACGCTGAGAAGAATTTTAAATTAAATAAAGGATCTGAACTTATTATGTATGGTTTGGATGTTATAAAGGATTCTTCATGGTGTATTATAACTGAAGGAGAATTTGATGCTATGGCTTTTTATGAAGCAGGATTACAGCAAGAGCGACTTATGTTTGCTTGTTCTGTACCTAATGGAGCATCAACAGGAAATCAAAACCTTACATATTTAGACAACAGTATAAATGAGTTTGAAAATAAAGAGAAAATATATTTAGCATTAGATAACGATGCACCAGGAATTAAATTAAGAGATGAGTTATCGAGAAGAATTGGCAAAGATAGAATTTGGTTAGTAAATTTTCCGGAAGGATGTAAGGATGCTAATGATGTTTTACTTAAGCATGGATCAGAAGTATTAGTTAAATGTATTGATTCAGCAAAACCTTTTCCACTAGAAGGTGTGAGTAAAGCATCAGATTCTCGTAAAGAAATACATAATTTATATAATTATGGAATGCCTCAAGGAGATACTATAGGCTATAATAATTTTGATAAACTCATGTCTTGGAGGCCATCAGAATTCACATTAGTTACAGGTGTTCCTGGTCATGGTAAATCTAGTTTTGTTGATCAAGTAGTTATAGAATTAGCAAAAAAAGGATGGAAATTTGGAGTGTTTTCTGCTGAAAAACAACCTATTAAAGTACACGTTGCAGAATTAATAGAAAAATATGCAGGAAAGAAATTTGGCAGAGGATCTGTTGATAATTTACAACCTGAAGAATTAGATCCTGCAATTGATTTTATAAATAAACATTTCTTTTTTATAAACTTAAAAGACAATGATCTAACGGTTGAGGGTATATTAAATAAAGGAAAAGAGTTAGTAAAAAAGATGGGGATCAATTGTTTAATAATAGATAATTGGGCTTTTGTTGAACACAAGATTGAGCGAGGGATGAATGAGCATCAATACACCGGACTTCAATTATCAAAGATTAAAATATTTAAAGAAGCGTATGACTGTGGAGTTATGTTAGTAGCACACCCACAAAAATTAAAGAAAGAGAATGGGAAGGTAGAGGTCGCTTCAGGTTACAGCGTAAGTGGCTCTTCCCACTTCTTTAATAAAGTAGATAATGGAATTACTGTATATCGAGATTTTGAAAAGGAATTAGTCGAGGTACATGTTTGGAAGGTACGATGGAGATTCACAGGAAAAACCGGTATGCAGGAATTCAAATATAATTTAGATACAACTTGTTATTCAGAATATAATAATGGCGAAATCGAGAGGCAAAATACACAGTTCCCGACATTCAAAGGTCAATAAGCAACTTTTATATAAAGTTGTTTGGGAAAGAAATAGATGGGGATCTTCCATAGGTAAGAGCAAAAGGTTTGATGAAGGAGATCTTCTTAGACCTGCTATGCTTGATGAAATTGTACCTAATAAAGAAGATTATTTTATTAGACCTAATGGACAAGGAAATCAGTATTACCTGTTGTATAAAGGATTTGATAAATCAGTTGAATATGAAGACATAAAAACTTTTGTAAAGAACAAAATGGTATATGTCTATAACGAATTTAATAAATATGGCAAACACAAATAGAACGAAAGGTCACAATTATGAGAGAGAATTAGTTAAGGATTTTAAAGACTTGGGTTTTACAGAATGCGTAACATCTAGGTATGGATCTAAAATGCTAGACGACAAAGGTATTGATCTGATGAACACAGGAGATTTTGCAGTACAAGCAAAATGTTATAAAAGAAATCCACAATACAAAAAAGTATTAGCAGACATGGATGTAAAACCTACAGACATACCTATTGTATTTCATAAAGCACCTGGAGGAAAACAATATTGTATTTTATACAAAGAAGATATGTTAGAATTAATAGAAATGCTTGTACAAAACAAGATAATAAATACACCATAAATGGAAGAGATGCCGGTAAATTATAAAATTAGAATTCCTACAATAGATAAACTTCTTACAGAGCACAACAAGTTACATGTAAGTATTGTTTCAGTAAACAACACTAAGGAGGATAAAAAAAATTAAGAGAGTTGGATGAAACTCTCGCAACGAAAATAGACGATGTAAATGTTATCGTCTGTGAAGTCCTGGAATATCTTCAGGCGAGAGGCTTAGACACCTCTGAATATATATAACACTTTAATTAATAATTATGTCAAATTCAGTAGAATTACAAGGTCGCATCAAAGAAATCTCAGATGCACAAACCATTCAAACTCAAAAAGGAGATATTGAAAAAAGAGTACTAACAGTTGAATTAGGTGCTGATTCTCAGTATCCTGTTGACTATCCTGTAGAAGCAATTGGTGCTAAAGCAAATTTGTTTAATGCATACAAACCAGGAGATGAAGTAAAGGTTTCTATTAACTTAAGAAGTTACAGAGATCGTGACAATAATCTTAGGACAGCAAATGCTAATGCATGGAAAATTACTTATGCGGATGGTAATATTCCTAACAGCAATAATACTCACGCTAACAACGTTGAAGCGGCTGTTAATGATGGTTTATCATTTTAATGGATACTAGAGAAAAAATTGAGAGGGTCGGTGCTGAAATCATCGGCCTTCTTATTTCTAAAAACGCAGACTACGGAGATTCCGCAACATCTCCTGTAAGTATATTTGGTGATGGAGATCCGGTCAAATCTTTATGTGCAAGAATAGACGATAAAATATCTAGGATAAAACAAAAAGGTATTTATGACAAAACAGAAGATACTGTTAAAGATCTTGTTGGATATTTAATTCTTTTACTTATTGCATTAAAAGATCAGGAAGAACCATTAAACCAAATGAAAAACAGAAATAAACCTCCTGAGGAACACAAAGGATGGTTTGAGTATACTAATAATAGTTGGGGGATTTAAGTCTCCTAACTATTTTTTTATTGTGCTGTACTTTTCAAATCCACGAGATCCGAAATATGCAACATAAATTGTAACCAAAAGAGTTTTCAAAAGTTCTACCCAACTTTCATCAATATCAAACGCAATATCCATTGCATCTAATAATATATATAAAGAAGTAATTACTGTTAAGTAAATTAGTGTTAGCGGACGTGTGTTCTTTGAAAGCCATGAGTCTGATTTCATGTCAGAGTCCCAACGTTTACTTACTTCTTGTAACTCAATCATATCAAGTTCTAGCAACTTCATTGCTTTTTCCTTGTCTTCAGGAGGTAAAACAGCAGGATCCTGCTTATCAATTAATCCTTTTACTACTCCTAATACACCTGCATCTGGTAAAACATCTCCAACAATTCCAAGTATTGAAGGAACTTTGTCTGTTAAAAATTTACCTACCTTAGTGTCTTTAAATTTCTTTTTTGGTTTGCTCATGATTTTTATTTTTCTTTACCTTCTAAGTAACCTTTTTCGTACTGTAATTCTTTTTCTATATTGACTATTCTGTCTTCTAGTTCATTAATTACCTTTATCTTTTTATCTAACCTTTCATGTACTGTTGTTAATTCTACTTGAAGAGCAGTAAATTGTGCGAAGATAGTCCCCGCTGTAAATATAGCGGCCAATAGACCAACCACAATTGACCAATTATTAGTCAAAAATTTATTTATATTTACATCATCTTTAGACATTTCTTTTAGATACTACCAAATCTTCTTTTAGATTCCCATTGTACTTTTTTGGTTTTTGATAAATAAAGTTTTTTAGAAACTAATTTATTATAGTTACTTCTTAATGCGTTTAATTGTGGTCCGCTATTACTACTTGTGTCACTCATTTTTTAATTCTTTTATTAAGTCTTGCAACTCTTCTATTTCTTTTTGTAAATACTCAATTCTTAAATCTTGTTTTGCATCATCCGGTAAAGCACCCATTTCTCCTCTAGGCCACTTAATTCTAAACTCATCATTTAACGTTTGATTATACTCTAACCTTACAAGTGAACTATCTATTTCAGATATTTTAGCAGTTAAATCAAACCATATACCTGCAATTGTTACAATACCTATAACAATACCAACTAACGTCTTGATATCTAATTTAACTTCTGATTTGTCAGATAATTCATTCATCGCCTTCCCACCATTTTATATGTAACATTATGAATATGAAATAAATATTTAACTCATAACAATCATCGTGTTCATCAGGAGTATAAAATGCCCATCCTAATAATGGACCAATCCTAAACCTTTCTGATATCGCTACTTCGTAACCTAAATTATCAAACATATTTTTCCTGTATAGATTTGTATTCAGACTTAGCATCATAACTAGGGCAGGCCTTGGAAGAGAAATCACAATGACCATATACCTCAGCACCTGGATAACTAGCACAAAGATAACCAACTAAATATTCTAGGCTGTCTTTTTGTGCTTCCGTTCTTGTATCTTTTGCAATCCATTTACCATCTTCACCTCGTTCAGATTCTACTCCTCCCACATATGTTATACCTATAGAACCTTTATTATGTCCTTTCACATGAGCACCTGTGATAGTGATTGGTCGCCCCGGATTTATTGTACCATCTAATTGAACAACATAATGATATCCAATCTGTGACCATCCTCTTTGTTTATGCCATGAATCTATTTCCTCTACTGAAACTTTTCTGCCTTCAGGTGTAGCAGTACAATGAACTATAATTTTATTAATTTCTCTCATTATTGTTGATTATTTTTTTTCCAATTACTCATGTTTTTTCTTTTTGATATTGCTTGGGCTGCTGTCCACATTTTTTGAATATTACTTCTATGCATACTTTGAGATCTACCACTAGTGGTAATTATTTTATCCTTTATTTTACCTCGACCTTTCATATAATTACTAAGCAGTCTACTAAACTCTTGACCAGTAGTTATTTGGTGTTGATATAAATTTTCATCGTTTAAAGGTTCCATGTTTCTTCCTATTCGAATAGGTCTATTTTGAATTTTACCAGGATAAGCGTTGTATTTATCTATATATGACCATCTAGGATCTTCACCTCTTAAACCTAACCAATGAGTATAAGGGATGACTGTTTCACCTGGATAACTTTTAGCCTGCTCACCAAACACATCAACTTTTGGTTGACCTGCTATTTGACTAAGTCCTGCTGCATATAACAGAGCATTTTTTGCATCTCCTGCACTATATGAATTAGCATCAAATATTTTTGTAACCTGTCTAAATAAATTAAGATTTTGTGGCAACGGTCTCATTATAGTTCCACCTACAGATCTTATGGTTGTTTTACCAATACGCTGCATTGTTTTACTTAAACTAGAGTCGCTAACAGTATTAGGATCATACTGAGATCCACGACCATCGATCTGTCCAAATACAGCCTCTGATAATTCTTTTACTGAAGTTAATACAGAAGAGTCCATTATAAGATTTGCAGAGTTCGCATATGCAATTGTTAATCTGCTCATCATATCATCAAACACTTCTCCTTTACCTCCAGTCATTTTATGTGTTTCCATATAATTTCCTATGATCGCCAAAGGAATAGACAAAGGAATTATATTCCTGTAGTCCATCATTACATTACCTACTTTAACTGTATATGGAGGAAGAGGTGCGTTTTTCATATCATTTCTAGTGTACTGGTTAGAGTTGTTATAACCACCGCCACTTACTTCAAAGAATGGATCATCGTCATCGTCTTCATATGCCATAGCCGCAAGTGCCGCTAGACCCATAAAAGACATAGTACCAAAATATGCTCTAGACATCTGTTCGTCTCGCATTCTTGATCCTTTTTCACCAAGTCCATCTTTTGACATATATGCTCTAGCAATACCAATTCCTGGAGTTACATCAATCATATATTCACCAATAGATCCAATAATACTTGTAAATGGTACAAAAGATTTTAATATAAGTTTTCCTCCAAATCCTATTTTTTGTGAATTAGATGCTTGACGTATTTTATCAGCAACAAATGCAATAGGTTGAGCAAAACTACCAGGTCTATTATCTATAAAGACCTGTGCATTACTAGCAAGGTTTGCGTCAGCGGCTATTCCATTTATTTCCGCCTCTTTCATTGCCTTCATATATTCTTTAAATTCTTCTAAAGAACCATCGAAGTTTTCTTTCTCTTTCATTGTTTCCAATTCAGAGTCAGGCTTATTAATAAAATCTTCACTATATTTTTTAGCAAGTGCTTCATGCATTAATTCTCTTGCTCTTACTACTTCTATATTACTAAAATCAGTATTAGGATCAGCCTCACGCATTCTATTCATAAGAGCCTCCATTTCTGCTTTTGCATTTCTACTAACTTCAGTTGCTAAATACAAGTCTGATGCTCTTTGTCTTAATTGACTTTTAGGTACACCATCTTTTCTTAATTGATCAAGTAAATAATTATAGTATCTACCTTCATAACCAACCTTACTTATAAATCTATCAGTAGCATTTAAAAGTCTACCTACATATTTGTAGTAGTTGTAAGGGTTTGCTTTACCACCTTTAAATTCTGATGTTTCTAAAACATTGTACTGACCACCATCTGGTGTACTTTCAGAGTTTTGATATTTATCAACTCTAGCACCATTTTTCATGATATCAATAGCCATGTTGTAGCCTTGCTGCATACCTTTTGTATTGGTACCAGAACCAATCTTTCTTATAAAGTTGAAATAACCTCCTGTAAAGATTTTATCTACCCTTGACATTTCCATTAACGGTTGTAGCACGATGTTTGCACTACCTGATGTCACATTTAATACTTGCGTAGAAACACCTGATAAAAGTGCTGCGTATTGCAAACCAAAGAATGTATCTTGCCATGTGTAAGAAGGCAATACTGAATCCATATATTTATACATAGATCTCATAGCAACATTAGCCAACTCACTATTAGCAGGAGCGTCTTTAATTATAGAGTGTAACTCTTCAATTTTTGCACGTTGATCTGATGATAGTGTTGTGCTTTCTAATTTTTGTTTACCTCCAAAAAGTCTATGAATAAAATGGCCAAACTTACTTTTATTGTCCATTTCCTCGTTGAACTTCTCCATGGCACGTTCAGTCCTGTCAATTAATGTAGCGGCTGTTTGTGCTGTCCAAGATCTTAATGCGGCAGAGGCTTGTCCTGCAAACGTAGCATCTTTTGCTAAAGCACGCTCAATCTGAGCCATTGTGTCTATAACAGAATCTAATTCTGCATCTGAAGCACCATCTGATCTTAATTTACTAACTTTTAATCCATAGTGATGAAGTGCTGCCTGTCTAGCAAGTTGAACTCTAGGTAATTCTTTTATTGTAGGATTTGCTTGAAGTAAGTCTTTTATAACCTGCTCGTTTTCGAAACCTCCTCTATTATTTATGTCTTCAACTACAAGATCCATGGTTTCTTTCATATCCATAGTCTCATAATAGTTTGGGTTTCCATTTACCCAATCATAAACTTCTTGCTTACCTACATCACCATCTTTACCTTTTTCAATAGACCCTGTCTCAAAACCTCTCTGCCTGAAACCTTCAGATCCCATAAATTTATTAAGCAGCATTCTCGCTTCTTCAGTAGATATTTCTTTACCATCTACTCTTTGAGAATAAATCTTAATTGCGGGTATAAGTTTAGAAGGCACCATGCCTTGTCCACTTAATGTAGTAAGTAATTTAGTAAGTTGATCAGGTAGTTTTGCCTGATCTATTCTTCGGTGTTCGACTGCTGAAATCGATCCGCCATCATCTCTCGAAACAGTTCCAGAGAAGCGGGATCTATCTCCTTCATCTTGTTGTTTTTGTGCATCGACACCTGAACTTTCTTGTCCTGGCTCAAGTCTTGATCCTTTGGATTGGTAGTATTGTTTAGTGCGTGACTTGCGAGTGCCTTTAAAAATGTCTTTTGATCCATTGTCTATATTATTTAAGATTCCGTTGTATTGATTATTGTGAGCAACGAATGTATCTACATAATGGTTGTAAAAGTACAAAACATTTTCGTTATTCTCTAAATTTAATTTAGTTTCTTGTGCATTCGAAACCCAATCAGCAACCGCCTGATGTAAGTTTTCATCTGTTATATCTTCTTCGTTCTCAAAAACAAACTCAGGAACAAATTGATATTTAACACCTAAAACTTCAGTTCCATTCTCATTAGTTATAAAAGTATAACCTGAGATATCAGTTTTAACAGGACCTATCTGCACACCTTCTTTGTCTAAATTTTGTTGTGCAAATTCTGATGCTGCTTCGAAACTCATTGGAGTTCTAAACTGTAATTCTACTGCGGGTCTAGCGTTTGGCTTTTTCGCCAACTCTCTCTCCATAGTTTCAGGATCCATTCTCTCATCAATAGGTAAAACCTCTGATAAGAATACAGATTCTTGTTCATGCTTCTTTGCTGATTCAATTGCTCTTCTTAAAACAGGAGTCATATCTTGACCCGCTGTTACAATCATCTCTGCATCAAAACTTCTTTCAGGATATATTAAGTACTGACCTTGAGTTGTATTTACCTTTAATGAAATAAGGTCACCCTCTCTCAAGTCATTAGTTATTGATTCTTTTTCCTGATTTAATATTTCAATATTTTCTTGTGCTTCTAATACAGGATCTGTATACTGATCTCTTTCCGTACTTAAACCTAAATAATATCTGCTTATATCATTTTTATCAGCCTCTTCTCTAAAATCTGATTTTTTAGCGGCTGTTCCTTTTGACCAACCATTCTTTAACCATAGATCTTTTTCAGCAAACCACAAGTATGCTTGAAGATCATCCGGGTCCATTCCTAATTTATTAGACGCATTTTTAATTACTTCTTCGGCAAGTTGGTAGTCTGACAAACCTCCTGCTTCAGCAGCATAAACCCTTTCATCTACTCCTTGTTCCGCTCTTTCTGCAATTCTATATCTATCAACATTACCATCGTAGATCATTCTTCTAATTGTACGAGCAGCCCATAAATCAATAGTAGGGTTTGTAGTTAGACCTACAACATTCTCATAAAAGTTATTTGTCTTAGTCTGTTGCGTTTGTTGTAGCCATATACCTGCTAAAACTTTTGCAGTAGCAGGACTATTAATTCCATAAAGTTTTTTTGGATTATCAGTTCTATATAAAGGATTAGCCTTTGGCCATAGATTCAATAACTTTCTTTTTGTTTCGTTAATGTCTTTTGGATCAGGCTTTATTCTTGATTCGTTGTATCCAGTTTTACCTTGTTTTTTTATAGCATTTACTGCTCTACCTTTATACTCATTAAAGAATTGATTTAATTCTTCTTCATTTTCATATTGTTCTACTCTGTCGATAAACTCCTTATATTCTTCAAGGTATTTATCATAGGCTCCTTTTGAATAGGCTTCTAAGGCTTGCGTAGCATATTTGTAATTTTGCTCAACATTAGTCTGGCCTGAGGTTGCTCCTAATAATCTACCAAAGAAATTAGTTCTACCTCCAAAAAGATTTCTCATCTTCAGATGTAAGTCCTTATACCATCCCAAACCTTTAACAACTTCAGGAACATCTTTGTTAGCATTAAACTCATCTACAATTCTGTCACCAATTTGGTCTACTTTTTCCTCTACAGTTCCTTCAAAATATTCATTAATTCCATTAACCAAGGCATAAGACTTTCCTGAAATCTTTACACTTATTTTCCCAGATTTTTTGTTTTTCTTAAATTGATATTTACCATCTTTCATTACCGGAGTAATTGGTGATAGTGTTGGGTCATTCTGTATTGTTTCTTGTAGTGCCTTAAATTCTTTTATTGCTTCTCGCTCAGGGTTTTTATATCTCTGTGCATCAATAGCGTCTATATCTATCGATTCTTTAGAAGGATCAATACTAGTAGCAGACATAATTTTTTCTGCACTAGAATTTATAACAGCGTCAAGACTACTTGTTTTAATATCAAAGTCTGCGTCAGCCGGTAAGTTCAAAGCCTGTTTGATTGCTTGTTTTACTTGTTCAATTACTTTTTCAAACTGTGATTGTCTTTTAGGATCTTTAAATATTTTTGCACCCTTTTCACCAATAGCCTGAACCAAAGCCTCATTTAATGCCCTATCTCCATAACCATTAGCAACTGCATCTTTATGATACTTTGTGCCTTTTATTAAAGCCATTGCTTTTTTATGAGCATCTGGATTTACTTCAGCCAACATGTCCTCCCAAATATGAGCAAACTCATGTATAGGTGTATCAAGTGTAGCAAGTTTAGGGTTTATAAAAATTTGATTTGTATTTCTATCTCTGAAACCTTTGTTTTTCGCAGGATCTAGTCCTCTACTTCTTGCCTCTGTATCAAAAGATTGTTGATCAAAAGACACCGATGATCCTTTAAATACTCTCTGAAAATGATTACCAATTTTTTCTATATCATCTATAGACTCATTAGTGTTGTTTTCTGATTTAGGAGAAATTATATTATCTATCTCGTTAACGATATTAGTTTCTTCTTCTTTTGAAACGGTAGTTTCTTGTTCATTAAAAACTCTAATACCTTTTTGACCTCTGTTATATGCAGCAGCCAATCGCTTCATTCCATCTAAAACATTTCCTTCATTATCAATAACAGCAGGAGCATTTTTATTCTTGCCATCATATACCATGTCAGGATTTTCATCAACAAACTTTTTAAACTCTTTGTTTGTTTCGTATAATGTTTCAAGAGAAGTTCTTTTCATTTTAAAAGTTCTACCTTGAATATTATCTAGTTTAGTTTTTAAATCAGAATCTGTAGCACTATCTCCTATGTTTTCTATTACAGAAACAACTTTACCTCCATCAACAATAGCACCTTGTTTAGGTATACCATTTTTAATTTCTGCTTGCTTTTCCTCAACAGTCGGTTCAGCAGAAGTTTCTGCATCAGGTGTTTTAGGTGCATTCATAGAATTATAAACAACATCAGCCAGTTCGGTAATCTCATTTATTTTAACCCCTGAGTCTTTTAGTGGCTTAACTATAGTTTCATATACTTTAGCCTTTTCCAACATGCCTTGGGCAGTTTCCTCAGTGAACTTAGGGTTTTTTCTTTTTAATTCTTTTTGTACTGATTTCTCAAAATTTGTATAATCTAATCCTGCTGTGGTCCAGGCTTCTTTTTCTAGTTGAGTTGAAGACACTCCTAAATTAGGACTAGCCATCAAGGTAGTCGCTGTTGCAGTTAAAATAAGAGTATTAGTAAATTCTTCTTTAGACATAAATTTATCTACACCATATACTGGGTTTGGAGTACTTTGATCATACTTCCATTTTTGATAATTTTCAAATCCTCCTTGTACAAGTTCTTCAACTTCTTCAGATCCAACCTCCTTAAGATATGCTTTTGTACCGGCTTTAATTCCTGCTGATCTACTTCCTGTACTTGCTAGTGTATTTACCGCTTGTCTTGTGGCTCTGTTTCTTATACCCATCATGGCACTAACACCTTTTCTTGCTAAAGGGTTATTGAATAAAGCACTTGTACCACCAGTAACAAGACCTATACTTAATGCCATTGCTTCAGCGTCTTCTGGATCGACTCCTAATTCTCTTGCTTCTTTATTTGTAGTATGATATGATTTGAAGAATTGGTCACCCCCCATCACAGCACCCGCAGCAAGAGTTCCACCGCCTGTGTAAGCAGCGGCAACAATAGCAGGAGCCATTTCACCTACAGTTTTTAAAGTCATAGGTAATATATACATAGGGTTTTCAGATAAATCTGCTGATGCTACTTGATCAGGAACATATGCATATTGACCTATTGCTGTATCTTTCCAGTTGTCTGAAGAGAAAAAATGAGAAATATTGTCTGCTACTTCTTCTACTTTTTGGTCATACTCTCTTTCTAATTCTTTTTGTTGTTCTTTTTGTTCATCACTTAAAAATAACTCACCTACTTCTTTTGCTATTTTAACCTTAGGAAAAGCATTTATACCATACTTTGAAGTAAATTCAAATAGTCCTCCTGCTAAATTTCCTACAGACTCTACTACACCTCCTAGACCAACTGCTATAGAAGTGTCAAGATACCCAGGACCCATTCCTGGCACACCTCCCATACCCATGGCACCAGACAACCTCATCGTTTGCATCATATCTCTTGCTTCGTCTTCTAGTAGGTCGCTGAAATTTGTTTTTAAATGATCTGAATATTTAGATGCTACATCTTCATGAGATTTATACATTTTCATGAATTCATCATCCTCACGAAGTTCAGGCATAATTCTAAAGAAATCCTCATTTTTATCTACAAAATCATACAGATTTTTATCGTAGTTAGCAGCAATGTATCTTAATGCGTTTACTTTAAATTTTGTCCCTTGAAAATTCCTTGCTTGCTTAGTAAATTCATATGCAGATCTAGGATCTTCAAATGGATCTACACCTGCTTGATATTTTTCATTGAATTGAGGGTCAGTGTGTTTAAGAACCTGGCCATATTGGATAAGATTCTTTTTTATAGATTCATCAGTGCCATCGGGTAAAAGACCTGGGTTAGTAATAACTCCATCGCCTTCATCACCTTGCATCCATGGCTGACCCTGATTATTATATAACTGAGTCCCCTTGTCTATGGCATCTTGAATTTGTGCCCATTTATCTTGTGCGTTTTGAGGATTTACTTCTCTGTTAATTACATTTATAGACCCATTGTTGTTTTCATATTCAGGAAACTGAACACCCTCCAACTCAGGAAATAAATTATTAAATTTTGAATTTAACTCATCACTCTCTTTATAACGACCTCTATTATATGTGTTTCCCCAGGCAACAGCCTCTTGAAATTGATCTTGATTTAAACCAGGAATAGTGCTTTGAATATCTTTAATTGAAAAGTTACTCATCCCACCACCTCGCTGTTTTTTTAATTTATCAGCCAATATAACCAACTGGTCTTCTCTGTCCTCTATGCTTAAATCTACAAAAGGATCAACCCCTAAGATGTCTTCGTCTTCCATATTTTATCTTTCCTGATTTAAATTGAATTGTCCTGCTGAACCTGCTACTGAATTCACAAAGTCAGATGTTTTCATTTCTACTGTCTGTTCTGGGCCAAAAGTCCCATCTCCATTATCTACTTTATATCTTAGTATACCATATTTTTTATCAAAACCTCTGGTTCCGCCATAGTATCCATCTCTTTTGAAATCTAAATATTTTACTCTTTTATCAGTAACCTGTTTACCGTTTCTATCTACAATACCAACATCAAAATGTCCTTCTCTAGCAAAATAAATATTTACAGGCTCAAGTGCTGCATCTATTTTATCATGATTATTACCTGCTTCTTTAAAGTTGTTGTTCAATTCTGTTACATCAAAAGATGGGGCTTCTGCTCCTTGTGAAATAGCATCGTTTTTCGTTCTTATTCCATCTGCTATAACTGAATCTGGTTTATCTAATTTATTTAATTGATTAGTAGTTATTCCATCTCTTGATAACTCACCATTTTGTTGTGATATCAGATTCCAGTTCTTATAAACAGACGATCCACCAAAATTAGCATTAGATAATCTTAAAGCAAGTGTAGATATATTTCTATCATTATAAACAGTATAAGTTTCATCGCCATCATCACCTGTTACTAGATAAAGTGAATTCATACCACTTTCTTCATCAACATCTAAATAAACTTTATTTGGAGCAACATAAGATTCTTTTCTTTCTCCTGTTTGATTATTGATATAAACTTGTTTTGCTATAGGAATATCTAAATCTTGTGTTCCAGAAAGGTCTAACATTCTTATTGGATTTCCAGTGCCCGAAGGATCAATATCTACATAATTAACCATCATGCCTTTAGACTGCATTTGATTAGCATCTAACAATCGTACTTGTTCTACTTTGTTTAGTACCGCATCTAATGCTGCTTTGTCCTTGATTTTCTCAATTTGATCTTTTTTTACAGATTCAGTTGGAGCCCTTCTGCTTCTAAACTCATCCTGCTCTATATCTTGCATAGATCCACCTGGGGCTAACTTTTGCATTTCTTCTAGTATAAATCTTCTTTCATACTGATCTTTTGCAAACTCTGTTATAGGTGAATTTGGATCGTCTGCTTTTTCTTTGTGTTTTTTACTTACATAATCATCCATTAAAGTTGCAGCAGCGTCATCGATTCCTCTATACAATTCAACTAAACCTCTTGGAGGTAACTTACTCTCATCAAAAGCAGGGATGTACATTCTATTTACAGGATCATAAGTATAACCTGTAACGAATTTTTGACCATCAGATGTTTTTGTAAATTTGGCAAACTCAGAATTTACATTAGTTAAGCCGCCTGTTGCTTCTACTTTTTGTACTATCTCTCCAAGTTTAGATTGAAAGTCCGTTCTAACAACACCATCTTTAATGTTTTTAGTGTTGTTTTTAAAATATTTAAAAGAATCATCTAAGTCATTTCTTGTTGTATTTAAACCGCCCGATTGAATTGTATCGTCTAAGTTTGCACCCAAAGCATTACGCTCATAATACTTATTACTTGGATCTTGTTGAAACTGATCTGTTATTTCTTTAGCACCTGTGGTAATCTGTTCTTGTTTAGCGACATTAACACCTAATCTAGCATTAGCCTCAGCAAGTTTAACTTGGTATGCTTCTGAATAAGTACCCATTGATGCTAGTTCTGCAATATCTTCTCCAACCTGAGCGGCCATTATATCAGAAAAATGTCCTGACACAATACCATCTCTAAGTTTTTGGGCTTGTTCAAATTTCTTGTTCTTTGCTTCGGTTATTGCTCTTGCATTATTTTGAACAGCCTGATTTAATTGTGCTGCTCCTGCATCAACAAAGCCCCCTCCAAAGAAAGGTGCTATATTTATTTCTGTGTCTTTACCTAATAAAGTCGGTGTATATTTTGCCATAATTATGTTTTATTGGAAAAACCCAGTATTACCTGCGGCTGTTCCTGCTGTTCCCATATTTGCTAAACCTGCACCTGCCTGATTAATTCCACCAAAAGTCATCTGTCTAGACATTGCATCGTTTGCTAGTGTCCCTTGAACTTTCATTTTAAATGGATCTAATTCATTTAATTTAAATGCTTGGTCTTTTGCTTGAGCCATGTTAGTTAAAGATTCTCTATATCCAGAGATTCTGTTTGCTCTCTCTTGAGCACCGGCCATTCTATTCTTTATTAATGCATCTTGCATTCCTGCACCTGCACTTGCACCAATTGCTAACTGATCTTCTAAAGATCCTGAAGCCGCCTGGGCTCTTGCAACTGTGTTTTGTACGTTAGTGAATAAAGCATTTTTCATGTCTTGTTGTTCTGATAACCTACCATCTTTTCGGTTACGCATCATCTCCATGTCTTGTGATATCTCTTTTGGTATTTTATATTTAGGTCTTTGAGCAAGAAGACTCTCTAATCTTCTTTGTCTTTTTTTCTTGCCAAATATACCAGAGGCTGCTTGAGCCAAACCACCTAAGGCTTGTATACCTCCTCCGATTAATCCTGCTGTAACTATTCCTGCCATGATTTTTCTTTTTTATTATATTCTTCTATTGTTATTGAGTACAAATTATCTTGCACCTCATCAATGTCTTTTGTGTTTGTTGGGTTTTTATGCACATTAATAAATAAACATTCCTCCGCACAAACAATAAATCTTTTTGCCCCTTTTATAGATCTAGCATAACAAGGTGCTACATGTTCTACTGTTTCACCATCTGTCGTAACAAATATTCTACCAGATAGTAAAAACCAAAAATGATCAGTATGATGTATCGCACTAACCACAAATGACCCTTCAGGCATTCTCATTTTTCTCATATATAATTGATCTGAGAAATCATGAGTTATTTTAAATTCTTCATTATTTACTAATGTCTTACCATCTCCATATATACCATCTCGATCATTGTTAGCAATCATTACATTTTGTAAATCTTCAAGTTTTTGCTTGTAGTTACTAACTCCAGTTTCACCTTGTTTTTTGACTGCCTCCTCTTGAACCATTTGTTGTATGTCCTTTACTTGTTATATATCCGATGTTAGAATGTTTTACTTCTAAATCTTCTTGTCTGAAGGTCATAAATACTTTTAAGTATTGACCTCTTAGTTTTGTCCCTCTCATTAACTTATCACCATATGTTGCATTATCACCTACATTAGGGTCATTAACATCTCCAAACATATCAGAGTAATAAGTACCTTCTCTTTCTATATAATCACCTTTTACAAGGTCACTATTCATTGTCCAGTTATCTATCGTTTCAAACTTTGCTAATGATGGTTCTGAATTACCTTCCACAGAATGTGTTAAAAACACCTTAGGCTGCGATGGTTCTATATTCTCAACATAACAAACTTGAGTAGGATATTTACCATTGTAAAAATAGTTTTTATTATTCGAATCGTCATGAATAAACAATCGTCCATTTACAAATGATGCGAACCCGGTTTTATAAGTTGAAAAATACTCAGGAGTAAAAGAATATCTAGTTACCCATCTTTGAGCCGCTTCACTCCAAGCAAGTGTAGTTCTTTTCCCAACAGAAATTTGTTCTTCTATCTCTTCTACCTTCTTAAATATTCTGACATTTGTTGTCCACTCATAATCACCTGCATTGCTGTTTGTATAATTAAAACATATTTCTGGACTCGAACCATGTGTTGCGGTAACCGAAACCTCAACCCCTGAATTAGAATACCCACTTGCTAAATCATTAGCAGAAAATATATTTGTATCTGCATAACCCATAGTAATATCTAGATCTACTTCTGGAGTTATTGCTGTATCGCTATCTATAATTTTAAATATTACACCACCTTTATAAAAATCTCCTACAGAAACATTATCTGTAGTGGTCATACGTCTAACTGCTCTAACTCTAAATTTATGATACTTTTGTCTACCAAAAGTTGCACCACCTCCAGAGTTTGGGTTAAAAGACATACTAATAACAGGAGTTGTTGTAGTTGGACTAGCACTTTCCCAGGAAGCCCAGTAATTTTTTACAATAGCCCATGAGTGATTTTTTCTTAATTTAGAACCACCATTTGCAACAATTACAGGATCTAAAACATCCATTAAATTATACAAAGTACTTAACTCACCTTGTGTTGGTAGATACCAATCATCATAAGTAACACCGCTTATAGTCCTTGAAATATCTGATGCTATTTTAGCAGCGGAAGTTTCATGTTTTGGTTGGCTTATTATTTTATTAGTATTGTATACACCATCAGATGACGTGGCACCCGCATAAAAATTTTCATTAGTTTGCCAAGCACCATTTACATAACTTCCACGAACATTACTCCAATGAATGTTTTGTGACTGTATTGCCTGATAATCACTTCGAGTTATATTTTCTTCTGCTATAGTATGAGGAGTTCCTTCTTGTAAATCTACAATATATACTGTTTTATCTGTGGTAGTAGGCACCTCATTATGTATGTCGAAAACTATTTTTATTTCGTCTCCTGGATTAAAGTCAGTATTTATACAAAAATTACTCATATTTTTTTATGGTTGAAATGACGAACTTGCTTGATTAATAGTACCTTGTATTGTAACAGGTGTGTTGCTTCCTGTTAAGTTTGGAATACCATCAAATAAGTTCACTTTTAAATTAATATATCTACTACTACCAGAATAATTTGCAGGAATGTACACCTGAACAGAGTCTATAGTTTGTGTATTTGTAAACGCTACCGCTACTTCTTCACCTTCTATAATAGAAGTACTAGCAGAAATTACAAATGTTATGTCTCCCGCTACTATTCCTGTTGTTACATTTTTAGTAACATCAACCTGTACATATCCACCGTTACCTGAAACACTATTACTTTGCAATGTAAACCCTCCAATACCCACTGAAGTATCTGCTGTGGTGAAGGTTTTCACATCACCATAAGAAGTACCTACATCATTTTTAGCATATGCCCTCCAGTAATATTGTGTGCCTGATACTAACAAAGTATTAAGACTTGTATAAGTGTAAGGGAATGAATCAATAGCAACTTGAGGTGCTAGTATTTTTACAACACCTGACTCACCTATAGTAGGAGTGTTGTCGCTTGATGAGAAAACCCAACCTCTTTCTGTAATACCATTTGTCCCTGCTGTTGATCCTCCATTAGAAGTTATAATTCCTGTAAACCTATTGTTAGTAGAACTGAAACTATCAGAGGTTACTGCGGGTGCTGTATTACTTGCTGATCCTGTAGCCTGGTTATAACAAACACCATATCTTGTTCCAAAGTTAGATGTTAAATATGCTTTTGCGTATACTGTTGTGTCTGCACTTAATCCTGTTATAGTGTGTGACATATCAGAAGTACTTCCTGATAAGGCAACCTTGGTCACCCCAGATTCTCCTATTGAAGGATCAGTGTCTGTAGTAGAATAAACAAACCCGAATTCTGTTGCTGTTTCTTTATTTAAAACTATAGATGAATTTAAACTTAATCCTGATGCTGTTATATCATCAAAAGTAAAACTACCAAATACCGCTCTTTTAAGTGGTCTGGAATCTATAACTATAGAGTCTATATCTTCATCAATACCTGTGATAGTGATGTTAAAAGTTCCTGGTTGATAACCTATAGTTGTGCTTGACGCAGTTATTGCAGTAGCGTTTGTAGTAATTCTATTTGCTGCAATATCAGAACAAACCCCTAACTCACATTCTGTAAAATTAGTAGAATTATTGTCTGCTATACCAAATTGCCATGGGACTGTAGAAGTACAAGGTATTGTTAACGTTCCATTAGAAGGGACTAAACTTTTTTCCTCAAACATAGGAAAAGTACCATCTGTAGCATCTGTAACTCTTATTGGTGTATTACCACTTGTTTGTGCTCCGAAATCTAATTCAGTATCATTTGTATATGTTATTAAATTAGAAACAACAATAGCAGACAACCTTGGTTGAATAACTCTATTCAATTGTAGAATTATATGTTCTACATCGCCAAATACACCAGATATTGTTAAAGTACCAGAACCAGAAAATTCATTATTAGATGACGTGAAACCACCTGTTGTGGCATTTGTTACAGTTATATTAGATCCTGATGGAGTTTGAACAACACCAGATGGTATCGTAAAAGTATACGGACTATTAAATGTTATAGTACCGACACCATCAATTACAGTCATTTCAAACTGCATTTCCCAAGGTTTAAATATTTCAACTGTTACAACTTTTGATGTTGGCTCACTACCCTCGTTTGTTATTTCTATAACCGGTGTGTCAGGATAATATGGGTCCTGCTGTAACACAGTTGTAACCTCTCCTGTTCTTGGTATAGTTAAAATATATTCTGAGTTATAGTCATCATACGTTCCAACTACAAAATGACGTATTGTGTCGCTATTTATTATATTAGACTTTTCTTTAAAGAAAGTTTTCATTTTAACATCCCCAATGGCAGTCAAACCATTATTGTCATACTTTATTACTGTTTCATTTTTTACATCAAACCAAAAAGCCTTTCCCTCATTAACAACAAATGATTCGGGGTGACTTGTACCGTATGAACCTCGTAATGTATTCATTGTTCCAATAACACCTGAGGAAACCGCTAAAAACTGACCTCCACTAGATGTTTGCTGTAATTGTTGTTCACCCAAATAAATACCTGTTGTTTCATTTTCAGAAACCGCTAACAATACAGATCCTGTTGATTGAGTTTTACTTGTCACTTGCAAAACTCTCAAAGGTCCTGTAGCATCATCTAATCTTTTCTCATCTAATGCACTAAATTTTGATAGTCCATTTATTTTACTTCCAGGAATTTTTGTTTCACTAAAAACAATACCAGTAGTTTTTTTCTGACTACTAACTTCTGAAGGAACTAAATTGGGCTTACCTGTTATTTGAATCCAGTTTAAAAAATAATCATTACTTGGATTCATTGATTCTGATTTGTAAGCAAATTCTTCTGCAAAATCAATTAAAAGAGAATATGTTGTTCTTACATCTCTACCTCCACCAACTTCTGTTTCCCTTGACTCAACAATCATAAAAATATCAGAACCATCGGATAAACTAACATTTGCTCCTGGGGCTGTACCATCAGAATCTAATATTTTTATACGTTGATTACCCCCATTGGTGTTATCCATTTTCCCTCTACGGAAACTAAAAGCATATTTTCTATTCTGAAATGCTGATGCACACTGAGTTCCAAAAGTGGTTTCCCAAAACAATTCTTCTAATGAAACAAAGGTTTCAGTAATAAGATTTCCTGGATATTCTACCTCCCATTCATGCGTAAAATTGTTAGGCCCTACTGGATTTCTTCTTTCTATATAATAAATTTTTATCCTAGACCCTTGAAGTATTGTACCCCCTGGAGGCGGCTTATATAAAGCCATGGTTTTATCAGCCAGTTGATCCATATTAGAATTTGTCGCAGTTTTTGCAGATACAACCCATCTATCATTAAGAGTATGACCTGTAGTATTTTCAAAAGTAATTACAACACCACCTGATAACGATTGAGCACTTCCTGTTATGCTTATAGGACTAGAGTAACTAGTTGAAATTCCTAATTGCACTCTACTTCGTCTTCTCCACACAAAAGTGTCGGTACTACCTGTAGAGTTTATTTTAATATCATATCTGTAATCATCAGATTCAGTATAATTACCTACACCTGTGTTTGCTGATAGATCGTTTTCTCCTGAACCATAAAATATAGGAAAATCTATATATGCTACATTACCTTGAATTGGAGAGTCTTGTGATGATGTTGATCTCTGTTTTCCTTCATGAAAGTGATCTTCTATAGCAGATAAATCTGCTGCTAAACTTCTTACATATACATCTCCTATTAAGTTTCCAGATGTATCAGAATAAGTTCTTTGACCTCCTGATTCTATTATCCTTCCATTAAATGCTTCGTAATAAAACTCGTTTGGTTGTATTTTATGAGGACTATATATTTCATATATAATAGAATAATCCAATGCAGACAATACTGTTGTATTTAAATAATCAGATTCATTTAAATCTATAAGATTACACAATACATATCTTCCTTCCTGGCCTGTTATAGCCATTTCTATTATTCTATCTTTAGTTATTAATTTAATACGGTCACCCTCCTGATATGTGTAACCCTGTTTATATGATGTTAAATCACCTAAACCTATTGCAACACCTTCATGATTTGGATCAAAAGTAACATGTTGGTTATCTGAAAATGTACCATTAGGAGTTCCTGATATTCCTTTATTGTCATTTTCATTATTAGTTGGATAATTGTTTTCTACAAAGACACTAAACCCTCCATTAGAGTCAATTTTATAATATCTAATACTATCAGAAAGATTTGTTATAGTAAAATCTTTTATTAAATTCTTTGTTCTTACTATTGCATAGTATTCAGCCCAATCAGGTATTATACTATTGGCAGTTTCTGTATTTAAATTAAAATTTATAAAAGCATTATATGCGTCAAGTTCTAATTCTCTTTCTGGAGTTATAACTTTCATAGCATTGTCAGTTAAAACACCACCAGTTCTTCCTGCAAAATCAAAAAAGGCTAAACCAATTTGATATGCAGAAGCATGACTAAAACTTACTTTACCACCTCTATCTCTGTCGTATTGATTAAAACTGTCGCTAAAAGACTGTGTGATTATATTTAAATCTATATCAGTGCTTTTTAATTGTCTTGTGTTTAATCTACCTTCTTTTATATTTCCTAAAAACAGTCTATTCCTTGCAATACTTAATGCTTCGGCTTCATATGGAATTGTGTCATATAACTTAATTGAATTAACATCATCAACAGCAAAACCTAAAACATCGTTGTAAAAATCTGCTGAAATCGCACCCTCTATATTATTTTTCTGTGCTGCAAATTCTGTTGCATGTGTTATATTATCAAACTCTTTCCATATAAAATAAGATGTGTCTTTGTCAAATTTAACAGCATATTGTATTTTATGCACATCTTGTGATATACCATATGACTCTGCCTCATATAATGGAAAATCAACTTTTATTTTTCTAGACGTTTTATGATTATCATCATCTATGTCTTGATTTGGATAATGATATGAAGTAGGTGAAAAAACACTTGTTTCACCATCTTTATACACATATCTATAAGCAAAAGTATGTGATCTAGATTTCAAAAAAGATGTGTCTCTATCTGTATCTTCCATAACTGTAATTTGTAAAGGAAGCATTGGAGGTTTTCTTATAAGAGTAACAATAGATTTACTTATCGGTGTTACATATGCATTTTCTGAGGTAACATAATCCGTATGATTTGTTTTAATACCTCTCTCAACATTAATTCTAAAAGGCTCTCTTCCATCAACACCTGTCCAATATAAAATATCATCAATATATCCTATACCAGTTATTGGTTTATCTGGATTAAAATTTAACGAGTATGTTGAATCTAAGTTGTTGTCAGACAATACTTTAAATATATTATCCTCTTCAGGTTTATAACAATATATAGTGCTTACATTGTTGTCTTTATTTACTAAAAAATAAAAAACATTATTAGTTGTAAAATCCTCATAAGATCCGACAACTTTTACATTATAAAATGATTGGTAATTAGGCACTAGTCTTGTTCCATTTACATTAGATATAGAACCGGCCTTGCCCTCAGAAGAAGATACAACCCTTACATTAAGAGCATCTAAATTGTCTG